CGGCCTCCTCCTGCAGCGCCTTGATGATCCCCTCGATGGATTTGATGCGAGCCTCGGCCTCGCGCTCGGCGTCGCTCTTTCCTGCCTTTGGCTTAGTGGCTGTCGGCTTTGGGGGGGTGCCGGTAAAGACAACAGGGGGGAGAGTCTGGACTGGCGGTTGAGCGGCTCCAGGTTGCCCCTGGATGCTTGCGCCTACGTCATACCCCTTGAATCCGCCAATCACGGCGCCAACAATTCCGGCCCCGGCGGCTACCTGCGGACCGAGCACGGAACCCAGCAAAGTCCCTGTGCGACCGCCTGCAACAGCGCCGGAGATTGCGCCGATGAGTGGGGCGAGTTCGCGGAATTTGGCGATGGCCTCACCGGTGAGTCGGATCAGGTCACCGAGCGCGCGGCCGAGATCTGCGAGTCCAGCCCTAACCTGCGGATCGTTCAGCGCTGTCGTGAAATCCTTGAGTCCGCCTGTAAGGCCATCCATGAATCCGGAGTTTGCGAATGCGGCCTTGGCCTCGAATACTGCGGTCTGGAATCGATTGATCTGGGCCTGCGCGCTCTTTACCGCCTCTGGTAGAGCCGGGCCGAATGTTTTTCGCAGCTCTCCGGCGAGGGCTGGCAGCATCTGCTCTGCGGTGATCTGGCCCTGCTCCAGCATCTTGCCGAGTTCGGCCGTCGTGACTCCCATGGCGCGGGCCGCGAGCTGGAAAGCGCCAGGTAGGCGCTCACCCAGCTGGCCGCGCAGCTCCTCGGCGGAGACAGTGCCCTTTGAGATCATCTGTTGGATTGCGAGCAGCGCGCCTGTGGTCTGTTCGGCCGACAGACCCATGACCGTTGCGGCTTCGGATACCGCGGAGAAGATGTCTCTGGCCCCGGCTCCTTCCAGGGCGGTTCCTTTGGCGGCGGCGGCAAGGGATGCGAATTGGGCGCCGGCTGACTCCAGATCCAGACCAAGGCGCTCCGCCTCTGAGCGGACAAATGCCAGCTCCGCGGCTGCTCCTGATGCGCTCCCGGTCGCAGCAAGCAGTGCGCGCTGCATGCGCTCCAATGCGAGGCCGGCATTTGCCGCGTCCTTGACAAGCCGAACGACTCCGAGGGCTACCAGTGCGCCCTTGAGTTGCAGCAGCGTGCTGGACAGCCCAGCAGACGATGACTGCATGCGGGAGAGTTGCCGGCTGGTTTGCTCCAGACCATTGGCGGATTCCTTGCCGGCTGCGCCGAGCTGCTTTACATCGCTCTGGAGTCCGGCGATCCCTTTACGGGCGGCAGATACGTCTGCGCGTATGCGGAGTGCGAGTTCGAGGTCGTTGGCCATCAGCCCCCCCGCAGGCGCTTGAGGATGTCAGGCAGATCAGTTGATCCCATGGCCACGGCGATTCCTTCTATCAAGTCGGCCTGTGCGGATGCGCGGCGCTGGGCCAGGGCCTGGGAGAATCGCCGGATCTGCCGCCAGGTCAGGCGTTCGGCGATGTCTCGGTGGTCTCGACCGAATCCGCCTCCGATGAGTTCTGCGAAGAGACCGGCAAGCGAATCATCGGGGCCATCATTGCCGCCAGCATCGGCCGTCGCATAAAAAAAGCGGCGTTGGCTCTCCAGGCGGCGGCTTGCAGGGTCAGGCCATCCTGATCGGATAGCCCAGACAGCCATTCCACGCCCTTCCCGGTCGAGGCACAGATCAGGGCCTGCCATGCGTCCTGATGCTCCGTCAGCATGTCCGACAGCAAGGCTGCCTCGTCATCCCCATCCTGTGGGCTGATGATCCTGCGAACGGCCTCAACGATTGGGGCGAGCATTGGCATAGCCCGCATCCCATCGGCCCAGCGCATCTCGCGGACCTCGACTGTCTCCCCGGCGATCTGGACCGTGGAGACGTCGCCAAAAAGGATGTCGGTGTCGCTCATGCCGCGCGTCCGTCGACGTAGACCTGCCCATAACCGCTCCGGGTGCTGATACGCAGCTGGAAGCTCATCTGCAACACGGTATCGCGGGACTTCCAGGCCAGCTCGCCGTCAGGGGCCAACTGGACCTTGGGGATGTAGACGTCGCGGTTGGGGCCGGCGGTGTTGTCGGCGATGAACCGTAGCGCGCCGGTCTTGGGGCCGAGCTGGTCGGTCGTGATCCGGGCGCGGGTCTCGGCTGCTGGGGTATAGTCGACCAACACGGGGAGTGCGTCCGTCATGGTCCCGCCGACGATCGGGCGGAATCGTGCCATCACAGCATCGAGCTCGTAATCCGTGCCGGCGGCGTAGGTCGGAGTCCCGCCGGTGCCGGTAATCACGACGCTGGACACGTTGCGCACACCGCCGGGATTGCTCTGGCTGGCTCCCAACTGAATCCAGCGGTCAAGATACGCGGTGCGGGCCTCATCGGCTACGGGCGTGCTTGCCTGAGTGACAGTAGATTTTGCGCCGGCGACGAACAGGGCGATGTTGTCGATTTCCACATCCTTTACCGTCAGCGTGCCGCCGCGGTTGACCTGGGTCGTGATGTCGAGGAGCTTCTCGGCGATCCGGCCGTCACTCGACCAGTCCTCCAGGACCTCCGGGGTGACGGTGATCGAGAATCCGGGCGTCTCAGCGATGTAGCGCTCGCCACCCGCCAGGACCCCGTTGGCGTTCTCCAACTCAAAATAGATGCGGCCGGCGCCGAGGACGATATTGGCCATGATCAGGTCTCCTGTTTACGGGTGGCGCGGGGGCGCGTAATGGGTTCGATGATGTGGGCCAGGCGCTCGGCCTGATCAGGGCGTAACTCAACCTTGTCGCCGGGGCGGTATTCGATGCCGCCTTTGATCAACGGGGCCTTGAGCTTGTACATCATTTGATGGCCCTCGTGATGACGGCGTTCATCTGCGCGGTGATCTCGGTGGTCCAGCGCTCGGCGATGACCTGGCGCAGCGCCGTCTGCACCCGGGCCTGGGCGAACACCCGGGGGATCGACGGGCCGAACCGCTCATAGATCCGCTGCCGCATCTGGCCACGATAGCGGCCCTTGGTCATGACGACCTTGGGGCCTTGTCGGGCGAACACGCCACGGTGACCGCTCAGCATGGTGGAGATGAACGCGCTTTGCAGGGTCTTGCGGCCCTTGCCGATATCGTAGCTGGTGCCCGGCCGGGTCTGGCGGGCGCGGAACTCGATCAGCGGGATACGTGCGCCGCGGGCAATAACCTGGCTTTCCAGTGTGGCGCGGTTGGCCCTGGTGATGCGCATGGCGCCACGAGCAGTCCCGACCTTGACCTTCATGTCCTTGGAGATTTCCCGCGCAGCACGAGCCCGCACAGTCGTTGCCAGACGGTTCAGTGCCCGCGATGCAGCCGCAGGGGCTTGGTCGCCGAGATTGCCAAGGGCTGCGGTGATGCGGGTGATGTCTGGGACGGTGTCGATGGTGATCATGTTGCCGCCGGGTTGCCGCGTGTCTCGAAATAGCGGACGGTCACGTCTACTGCCGCCACCACGGTTTGTTCTCCAGGTTCAGGGAGCGCGAGGCGAGAGCCGGCATATTCCGGCGTCTCCCCGATCCGCTCGCCTGCCTCGATAACTGGCGCGAGCGTCTGAAACAGGGCGCGCTTGATGTCTCCCATCAATGCAAAGCCGAGGTCAAGCGGATGGTCTGCGTCCTCCGGGATCGCCTGGCCGATGACGCTCAGGCGCAATTCATTGCGGACCTTGGTTTCGAGGCCCTCAACCGGGGTCTCGGTGTCCGCGTTGTGCCGGGGATACAGCACAACAACCGGACCTGCCTCCAAATCGTCCGACGATGTGATGATCCGCCCGCGGTAGACCCGCAGGCCGGCATCGGTCTCGTAGCCGTTGACGACCTTGATCTGCGCAAGCCGGGTGGCCAACACCAGTGCGATCCTCTGGGCAATCGTGATCACGGCACAACTCGCTTGACGATGACGGTCACGACTGTTTTGTCGTCGCCTTCGAGCGCCTCTACGGTCCAGGTGTCTGCGCCGATGACGATCGTGGCCCCTCGGACAGGGGCAGGGACATCAACGGCCGGCATCCGTGCCAGGACAACGCGCTCGATGTTCATCGAGTCGATGCGCTGCCGTGTGACGTGTTCGATGGCCGCAATCGTTGGCACCGACACCCCACCGGGCGGGGTGTAGATGGCCGGGGGGGCGAACTCCAGGATCAGGGAGCCCGCTGCCTGCGCGAATGCGGCATCGACGGTCATCAGGTTACCGTGCCGGGCACGCCGGTGAACTTGACGGTCATGGTCGTGACCCCGTTGCCTGCAGCCTGGAATGCAACAGCAGGCGGGCCGGTCACGTCTCCAGTGGCGGGGACCGCGGCGTTGTCGTCAAAAGCGGCGGCCGATACATCCCACGTCAGACTCTCGCCTTGAGCGATAACGGCGCCAGACACTTTCGGGACCTTGTAGACCCCGGAGATGGCGATGCTACCGCTTGCGGTTGACGCGATATCGACCAGGGCGACGCCCAGGATGTTCCCGGCCTTCACGACCTGCCCGCTGACCACGGCGGAGCCGGTGCCGTTGGTCCAGGTCATGGTCATGCCGGGCTCGACGTAATTGTTTGCCATGTCGTAAACTCCTAATTAATCAGGCCCTTAGGCGCCATCGTTCTGGTAGGTTCCGCGGAAATCAATGGCGCCGACACCGAACGGCAGCTCCACCCTCCAGCTCAGACCGCCGGTCCGGAAGCTCTCCTCTTGCGTCAGCCGCGGCTCGCGCTGACCGTTGAGGAACACGACCTCAATAACCGGGTTGACGTTGGGATCTGCGAACAGATACCAGGGGGCCGTCCCGAGACGGGGCGAGGTGACGATCTGCTGGACCGCGTTGCGGACGATGTTCGGTTTCTGGAGCTTGTTGGCGGTGTCGGGATCGTACTCGGCGCCGATGATGCTCTTGAACGTGCCGTCCAGATTGCTGTGCGCGACGATCGCATAGGGCTGGATGTCGAGGTATTCGCCATCGTCACCGGGGGCGGTCTGCAGGCGCATGGCGCTGATGGCCGCGTCGATGAGGGCCATCGTCGGCGGGGCGCCGGTTGTCTGGATGTTGTTGTGTGCGGCGGACCACAGGGCGTTGCCATCGCTCATGGTGGGGTTGGCCACGATCAGCGCATAGACGGCACGCTCGATGGCTCGGGCGCCAGTACGGCCCAAGTCGTCGGCCATCGTCTGGATGTAGCCCAGGTCATCGTTGATCAGGGTCTCGGGGGTGATCGAGATGATGTTGCCGCGGCGGACGGCGGTGATGCTGTTGGCCTTGGCGTCCGGGATGTTCTTGTTCAGGTATTCGCCGAACTCGTTGACCGTGTCCAGGTTGCCCATCAGTCCGGGTACCAGCCGCTTCCAGGCGCGGAAGTCGGAGACGTCGCCGACCTTACAGAACCGATCCCAAGTCACCGGCTGGGATGTGAACCCGGACAGGACCAGCTTGTGCATGGTGTTTTCGAGGACGACCGGGAAATCACTGGTCCCCTGGCCGGAACCGTAGACCGGCATCCGGGACAGCGCCATCGGGGCGTATTCCTCGGGGGACATGCCGCGGACGTTGATGCCGGCACGCTCAAGGCTGGCGCGGGCCAGTTCGCCCATCCGCAGGCCACG